TAGGAAATTTCTTAAACTATCCTTCGGGCCATTCGGCACCGACAGGGATCAGCCACAGGTCACCGTCTTGATACAACGTGTACTGCACGCCATCGTCCTTGCTGGTAACGACGCAGCTCGAAAGGCATTCATCCCACGCATCCCAATACCCTTCATGCTCCGGGCCGATGGCAAGCACCTCTTTGACCCAACTCGACACGCCGTCGATGCAGTCTTCGTAGGTGAATTCGATGAAGTTTTGCGGGATGTAAATCCCACGGCTATCGCACAGATAAAGTTTGGCAGACTCAGGAAGGTTGATGCTCATTGTCATATCTCCGATTGGTTTGGTTGGATACTTTAGGAAATTTCCTAAACTATCGTTTGGCGCGCGTTATTGTCCCGACAGAAGACATTGTACGCTCTTGGCGTACTAAGTCAAGTATTTGAATGATGGCTTGTATTAAGGGATTCAATTGGGGAATTGGATTGATTTCGGGCCGATTGGCACGGGTAGTGGGCTGGATATTCAAACTTCGAGATTGTGCATTGTGGGCGGGCAGGTGGGGAGGCATGTTCTGGACGGGGGCGGATATTCAAACTTCGAGATTAAGGATTGGTGATCGATATTCAAACTTCGAGATTATGTATTTTGGATACTGATTTTCGAGATATAAACTTTATTTGGTTAAGAAATGATCAAAAAAGGGTTAAGTGCTTGAAATATAAGGTGTTCCCTATGTTCCAGAAATGGTCGCAGTGTTCCAGCGTAAGTGCTTGATGTTCCACATGTTCCAAATGTTCCGGGAAAAAGAGTGAGTGTGGGTAAATGAGGGAGAAAATGGTTTTATGTAGGAAAAAATAGAAGATCCCTTCTAATCACCTCATTTTGAAAAGTTTATATCTCGAGAATACACATTTTCCTACCGATTTCTGCGCTTACTCCAAAAAGCTGGAACATGCGGAACATGTGGAACATCAACGACTTATGCCGGAACACTCAAGTCATTTCGGGAACATCTGGAACATCGGTTGATTTTGCTCATGTTCCCAATGTTCCAAACCAGCCCGTCGCTAAGTCATTGATTCTTTGTTTTGATGTGGAATCTTAGTAAACAGGATACTTTAGGAAATTTCCTAAACTATCCCGACTTTGTGGGCTGCGCGTCCATGCCAGCCTCCAGAACTGGTCAGGGCCACGCCATGCGATACTTTAAGATTTTTCCTAAACTATCCCGTCCGCCACGCCATGCTCCACGCTAGTCCTGCCCGTCCGAGTGAATCGCGGTTGATCTCGCCAAGCCGGCTCCGATGTGGCAGCTTGGACGACTACGTTGCCGGCGCGCCGCTGTGGCATTCCCACCAGTTCCCCGAATCGCGGACAAAAAAAAGCCCCGCCGCCCGCCCGGATACTCTAGGGAATTCCTAAAGTATCCAGAGCGAGCGGCGGGGCCGCATCGGCTACTTAGCTTTCAGCGCCTTCAGGCGGGCAGGTAAGTGTTCCAAGTAATCTTCAAGGAAAGCATCAGCGGATTCTTTTTTGGTGAACACTCCCGAGTGCAGCCAGCGGCCAATGCTATCCATAGCGACATATACATCAGCGTGAATGTGGTCGTCATATACAGAGTGAACAGAGTAGGTTAATGCAAATTTCATCGCCATATCCTCAGTTGATGGGGCCATCCTTGGCCCCGGTTGGTTACTTGTCTGCCTCAGGAGCCGCTTTGGCCTTGGCCTTGGCCTTGGCCTTGGCTGCGCGGTGTGCTGCCTTGAGCGCGGCGTCCCATCCGAGCACCATCGCCTCCAGCGAAGATTCATCAAGGCCATCAACCGCCTTTTTCAGCGTTGCGCGGTATCCGTTTTTGTCTGCCACCGCCTTGGTTGGCGCCGCCGCCCGTGGTGCGCGTTTCGCCTTGGCCTTGGCGTTCTTGGCCTTGTTTTTGGCCTTGGCCGCCGTCTCCTTGGCCTTTTTGGACGCCGGCGCCGTCACACCCGCCTCAGTTGCCAAAGCGTAAAATGCCGATTTCGCGCTGCCTTCTGCCTTGCATTCGCGGCATGGGCATTTGTTGCCTTTGGCCTCGTTGTGCGGCTCGTTGTGCCGATTCAAACGAGCGTAGCGTTCCATCAAGTGTGGGCGGTATCCGCCCGCGAAAAACCCGATGGCCGATTCCCACAAAGCCTTGTCGGGGTTAGCGCCAAGGCGCGCCAGTAGCACGTCCAGCGTCTTTTTCTTCGTGGCGCCGTAATCGTTGCCTGCATTAGTCAACGCCGTTGAGAACGGCAACGCTTCGGCCAGCGTAGCGGTGGTGGTGGCGGGGGAATTGTTGGTCGCGTTCATGGTCATATCCTCGAATGATTGAATTGTAGAATACGGTTTGCGTTGCAGACCGTGATTGAATAATGCGCTTTCGCAATCCGCTAAACTAGGCTATGACGATTTGAGGGCTACCCCCACCCCCCAAATCCACGTTAGGAGTCCCGCCATCCTTCCTAATTCCTAATCCGCACAATCAAATCCCACTTTTTAAGATCCACACAATTACTTTGATTTATTCAATCACTATGTTCAATTCAATAATAGAAACACCCCCCATACCTTTTTCAAATTCAAACCCCCCACCCCTATTTTTTGAGCCAAAAACACCCCCCATACCTTTTTCAAATTCAGACCCCCCACCCCCTATTTTTTGTAAAATTAAGATTTGCTACACTCGGGGCACCTAAAGCATTCGTATATCTATGAAAGCACCAATAGTCATAACACCAGACTTTGACCACCCACTTCATTTACACAATATTGAGTACGAGCAACTAATAGACCCCGTGGAAGGGGGTACTCAGTATGTGTTGGTAGTCAACGAGCAAAACGAATCCCGGTGGGCTAAAAATAGAAGTGAAGAGCGTTCGTTAGACGACGCGGCCCATATCGCTGCGAACACCGCTTCGTTCCTTTTGCAATTGGGGATGAATCCCGATAAAGACGAAGTTGAACAAGACGCTTGGCTCGCTGCCAACCCGCCATATGACTATGCAAAGGATTCTAGCCGGCTTCCAAACGGGCTTGATGCGGTTGAGATCTTGAAGATTATCGGTTCGTCTATCCGGAATAACGTGATCTACAACATGCCAGAAGAAATGCTAGTAGAAGAAGGTTGCTATAAAAGCGTGAAAGACGAAAAAGGAAACTTAATCAAGGTTCCTTATTTAGATGTTGACATCGAAGTTTCCGGAAAAAGAATTCGCACTGCGAAAGCAAGCGAGAGCTACGGACTTAACCCAAAAAACGCAGAGGGTAAATCCGTTCCTAATGTGCCAACTCCCCCACACGATATTTACTCTAGCAAAGTAGCGTTAAAATTAGCTGCGTTACTAAATGAGTACGATAAGCAAATTGTTCAAGATTCTATACAACTAAGAACGTACATTACAAACAAACTTCTTGAGATTTCTAACTGCGGAAACACAAAAGACGAACTAAGAGCCTTAGAATTGTTAGGCAAGCATTCAGACGTAGGGTTGTTTGTTGAAAAGACAGAGATTAGTGTGGTAAATACTACCCCCGCTGCTTTAGAACATGCTATTAAGGACAAGATCAACCGACTGCTAGGATACGCAAATGTGGAAATAGCAGACGGAGAGTTTGTTGAACCAATTAAAAGAGAACCTGTAGAAATCGAAGTAGGCCCAATTGATGATGGATTCCCAGAATACAGACTCCCCATCGAAGAAGACCAAGAAGACTCCGAAGAAACCCCTTAGAGCAGTAAAGCCGGATTACAATTTGAACTCTCAAGAGCTACAAGCGATTCTTGCGCTGCTTCCCACACTGCCGGAAGCGGATATGCGTTCGCTATTATTAGACTTGGAGCGGTATGAGCAGGCTGTAGAGCGAGAAAAAGCGCAAATAGATTTTTTGGTGTTTGTGCAACGGATGTGGCCGGGGTTCATTTCGGGGCGGCATCACAAGATCATGGCTCGCGCCTTTGAAAAAGTGGCCCGTGGGGAGTGCAAACGCTTAATAATCAACATGCCCCCTCGGCATACGAAGTCCGAGTTTGCTTCTTATCTACTTCCGGCGTGGTTTTTGGGTAAATACCCCGAGAAAAAGGTCATTCAAACGTCTCACACGGCTGAATTGGCCGTAAATTTTGGTCGAAAAGTCCGAAATTTGGTGGATGAAGAGAATTACAGGGCTGTTTTTCCCGAAACTGTGCTGCAAGTGGACTCAAAAGCGGCTGGGCGGTGGAATACGAGCAAGGGGGGCGACTATTTTGCGATTGGTGTTGGCGGTGCGGTGACGGGTAAGGGTGCAGACCTCTTGATCATTGACGACCCGCACTCAGAACAAGAGGCGACCATTGCCGAAACCAACCCCGAGGTCTACGACAAGACCTATGAGTGGTACACATCAGGCCCACGACAGCGGTTACAGCCGGGAGGTGCCATCGTCATCGTAATGACACGCTGGAGTAAGCGTGACCTGACTGCTCAAGTATTGAAAGCGGCGGCATTGCGCGATGGTGAAGAGTGGGAGGTGATCGACTTTCCCGCCATCATGCCTAGTGGCAATCCGTTATGGCCCGAGTTCTGGCCGTTGGAAGAATTAGAGGTACTGCGCAATGAATTGCCACATTCCAAGTGGATGGCGCAGTACATGCAAGACCCGACGAGTGAAGCGTCGGCTATTGTTAAACGTGAGTGGTGGCAGATTTGGGAAAAAGACGACCCGCCGGATTGCGAGTTTATTCTTATGTCGTGGGATACGGCGTTTGAAAAACACAATCGTGCGGACTATAGCGCCTGCACCACTTGGGGGGTTTTCTATCGTGACGATGATGGTTCCGATTGGGAAATAAGCAAAGCAGATCGAGGGAAGCCGCAGGCAAACATCATTCTTCTTAATGCGTTTCGAGACAGGTTAGAATTTCCAGAACTTAAGCGGGTGGTTATAGACCAGTACAAGTCGTGGGAGCCTGATGGGGTAATTATTGAAAAGAAAGCGTCCGGTGCCCCGCTTATTTACGAGCTTCGTGCGATGGGCATCCCCGTGCAAGAATTCACCCCCACCAAGGGTAACGACAAAATATCCAGACTTAATGCTGTATCTGATATTTTTGCATCTGGTAGAGTATGGATACCGGAGACTCGGTGGGCGGAAGAAGTAGTGGAAGAAGTAGCGTCGTTTCCTGCCGGTGACCATGACGACTATGTTGACTCAGTGTCTATGGCGTTAGCTAGATTTAGGAAGGGCGGGTATATCCGCACGACGCTGGACGAGCCGGATGAAGAGATTTCCCTGCGGTATCGCAACCCTAACCGCAAACCGTATTATTAAGAGGAACGACAGATGGGCGACGAAGAAATGCAGATTGAAGTCGAAGTAATTGACGACGGTTCCACCCTGCCGGGAGAAGACAACACCCCGCCGTCCGGTGCCGAGTTTGCCCTTGCGGAGCTTCTTGGGGAACCCATCGAGGACGAAGACTCACCGGAAGTTGAAGAGTTTTACAAGAACCTTGCCGAGGACATGGACGAGGGGACGTTGAACTCCATTGCCGGTGACCTTCTTGAGGCGTTCGACGGCGACACTGCTTCGCGCAAAGACTGGTTGCAGACTTATATTGACGGGTTGGAGTTGTTGGGGTTGCGGATCGAGCAGCGGACTGAGCCGTGGAGTGGTGCGTGCGGCGTGTTCCACCCGCTTCTTTCGGAAGCCCTAGTCAAGTTCCAAGCCGAAACCATCATGGAGACCTTCCCGCCGAGTGGGCCGGTGAAGACGACCATCATTGGTAAGGAGACGCCGGAGAAGAAGCAGGCGTCGGTCAACGTGGCGGCGGATATGAACTTCCAGTTGACGGAGGTCATGACCGAGTACCGGCCCGAGCATGAGCGGATGCTGTGGGGGCTGGGGCTAAGTGGCAATGCGTTTAAGAAAGTGTATTACGACCCGGCGCTAGAGCGGCAAATTTCCCTTTATGTCCC